TTCCGAATATGCCGCGGCCGTTGATCGTTCGCCACCCTAAAGCGCTGGCAATGAGCAACGCGGCCTATGGCGCCTTGTCGCGCATCTTAGATCACTATTGGTTTACGGATTGCGCGCCTCTTCCGTCGAATGAGCGTCAGCTCTTTATCCTGGCGCGAGCGAATCGACCGACTTGGAAACTCCATAACGCTGAAATCCTTGCCGTCTTAAAAGATGTTATTCCAGAATTGACGAAAGCTCACGCGGCCAGCCGAAAGCGCGGATCGATTCTAGGCGATTTGAGAGATCGCGCCGCATCGGCGAAACGAGCAAAGAGATTAGAAAAAGCTATAGCCGATCGGCCTTCTATAGATATTTCCGATACGTCGAGAATAGCCGAACGTAATCGATCGCCGGCGCCGAGCTCGCCGGCGGAAACGCCGCAAAAGACGGGGTTTGTCGAGAAGCCTAGGCGATAATCCCGCATCTCCTATAAATAACAATACGTTACCATGCATCCATCCCGTATAGCCTATGCGGCGATAGTCTTATTTCTTTGCAAGGAAAAACTGCGCCGCATCACCTCGCCAGCGCAGATCGATCCGCAGACCGGTCCGCAACGCCTACTAGATGTTGATTTGAGCCGGATTGTCAGAAAGGACTTCCTTTTTGGCATAATGATTTCAATAACTTAGCGATAAAACGACTATTTCTATAGACCGATGGGTCCGGCCGATTTCCGTCGCTGGGAGCACGACTGTTGCCGCCCCCAAATTTCCCCGTGATAACAAGACGTTAACCGCCGATCCGCCTCGGCCGCCGATGCCGTCGAATGGCTATTCGAGATTGATAGATTTCGTCTATCGAAATCTCGGGATTGATAGATTTTTCCAATTTCCTGAGTCGTCTCGCCGGTTAACCGTATGTTATTATTGAACAATATGTTCTTTTGCGCGTCGTGGCGTTGTCGAGCAGACCGCATCTCGACGCCGGTTAACCGTATGCTATTATTGAACAATCTGTTCTTTTGCGTGCTGCGGCGACGGCGTCGCCTGGCCGCTGCGCCGATCGGCCTCCGAGTCGCGAAAAAACTGTCCGCCTCGTGGTTCGAATCGCGCCTCGAAGGCGCTAAAAACCGTCGAATCGTCCCATTTTAGGATATTCACGAAAATTTGATAATTGGCCTTTTTAACCACAGGGATCGACTTTTTGGGCGATTCGTGGCAGGGCCGCTATAGTGTTGGGAGTTTTCACATGAACGGCCTCTCTCAAACGCCAGCTCGCGAAGCGCTTTCTAAGCCCGTAATCACAGCATTTTGGTTGGGTTATTTTCAGGAGGGTTTCCGTTTCAACGTATTTGACGGGCTTCTCAATTTGTTTGCGGAGCAAAATATGACAAAAATAGATATTGCCAAGCGCGTTGATAAAAGACCAGAACAAATCGCTAGATGGTTGGCAGGCACCAGCAATATAGGTATAGACGACATAAGTGATTTAGCTTTATCTATGGGGTACGTCCCAAAAATTACTTTTGAACCGTTAGACCGCGGAGGCGTCTAACCGGGAATTGTCGTAATCACTCCCGAGAGCGAGCCGAATCTTCAAAGTTCTTTTGTGTTCCATAAAACCAAAAACGATCGTTGACTATTTTCTAAAAATGTTGTAGACCTTTCTGACAAGAGAGGTCGTCATGCGCTACGGATACGCCAGGGTCTCCACCGAGGATCAGAGCCTCGACGTACAGATCGAGGAGCTGAAGCGCGCCGGCTGCGCGGACATTCGTTTCGAGAAGGTGTCCGGCGCCACCATCGAGGACCGGCCTGAGTTCTCCCGTCTGCTCGAAGAGCTGAAGCCTGGCGATGAGTTGTGGGTTGTCGCCATCGATCGTTTCGCCAGGTCGCTTAGGGATTTGGCGAATATGGCGGCCGACTTCGAGGAGCGGAAGATCGTGCTCAAGGCCACGCGCCAGCCGATCGACACCGCTTCCGCCAGCGGCCGGGCTTTTCTCCAGATGTGCGGCGTGTTCGCCGAATTCGAGCGCTCTCTTGCTGCCGAGCGCCGCGCCGCCGGGATCGCGAAAGCGAAGCGCGATGGAAAGTATGCGAAGTGCGGTCGGCCGAATTTGTCGAACAGCCTGAACCCTGTCGCCGCGCGGGAGCGTAAGGCGCAGATCGGCGCTGTCGGCGCCGCCGCGGAGTACGGCGTTTCGGTGGAGACCCTCTATCGTATTATGAGGAGAGCGGCTTGACGGACCATCCGATCCTATGGCATGGATCGTCCGCCGATAGTCTCTTCCCGCATCTGGAATCCGTGTTATCGTAAGGCGCTAACCTTCTCCGGAGAGAACCGATGCGAAAGATGAAGTCCAAGATGGGAAAACAGGCCAACGACACGAAGGCCCGCGGCAAGGGCATGGACCCGAAGAAGCCGATGACGAAGAACAATGTCAAGGGCTTGATGAAGTCCGGCAAGGGCAAGTGATTGCCGAGAATCTATAAACGCAAACCGGACGCATTGGTCGCCAAGCTGACGGTCCCGATGACCGGCGATCTGATGCGCCGGCTCCGCGAGTTCGCGGTGACGAAGTCTTCGACGGTGACGGCGGCGGCGAGAGAACTCATCGAACGCAATCTGCCGGAGTCGGTTAAGGGAGATTGACGTGAGCAGTCTGGGATTGAAGCTCGTCGGGACCGAGCTGGAAGTCGGCTTCACTGTTTCGACGCGCGAGGAATTCGATATTTTCGTCGCTCGTTTGGAGATGATGGCCGATAGCGTTTGGCCGGCCCAGAACGATTCCGTTGCCGTCGAGCCCCGGAAAGAGGATCAGGTAGAGTGGGAAGACCTCGGCTGGCGTGAGACTCAAGGTCTTCGTTAATGGCGCCGCTGAAGTCTTCGCGATGGCTGAAAGCGTTCGAGACTTTCGCGGCGGACCTGCGCGTCAAGTCGAAGGACCAATTGTCTCCGGGTAAGTTCGGCGTTCCGCTCAAGATGTGGGCTAGCCAGCGGCGATTGTTGCAGGAGATCGGCGACGGTCTCGATAGCGGCATTCACTCCTTTAACATATTAAAGAGCCGTCAACTCGGAGCTACTACGCTTTCCGTCGCTTTGGTCGATGTGTTCTGGCCGGCCATGCACCCCGGCATTATCGGTTGTCTCGTCACCGACACCGAGAAGAATCGTGAACTCAATCGGGCGATGATTGAAAGTTACATCGCTTCGTTCGGTGATGGCTATTTCGGCGATAAGTTCGCTATTGTCCGCTCCAACCGGCAGATGCTTGAGTTTTCAAACGGCTCCAGACTTGATCTGCTGGTCGCCGGCACTAAACGGAAATCAACCGCCTGGGCCGAAGGCCAAGGTTATGCGTTCGCCCACCTCACCGAGGTTGCTTCCTACGGCGATGTCGAGGGTCTGAAGTCTCTCGAAGAGAGTTTCACGCATACTAACCTGCATCGGCTTTTCGTTCGTGAATCCACCGCCAAGGGCTACAATCATTGGCAAACTCGTTGGCGTGCCGGCCAGAATTCGCTGACTGAGCGCTCGTTCTTCATTGGCTGGTGGGCCGGCGACAACAATAAGATCGAGAAACGAGACGCCCGCTACAATCAATACGGGCTTTATCCACCGAAGTCCGACGAGAAGGAAAAGATCGCGAAGGTCAAACGGCTATACGATTGGAAGATCACTCCCGAGCAGCTCGCTTGGATACGCTGGAAGGAAGTCGACGCCGGCGCCGAGCAGAATTTGCTGGAGCAGAACCAGCCTTGGGATGAGGACGAGGCTTTTGTTCTTACGGGCTATTCGTTCTTTCAGGTTCGCGCCGTTGACGCCGATCTCAAGCGTCTCTTGGCAGACCCTCCGATATTCACCGGCTATCGCTACGACGTCGGCGGCGATTTCTATTCTTTTAAGTTGATTCGGCTCGACCCCGAACTCGACAGCGTCGACGATGTCGAGTTGAAAATTTGGGAGGAGCCTGTCGAAGGCGGCAAGTACGCCATCGGTTTTGACCCCGCCTACGGTCGTAACGAGCATAAGGATGGCTCGGCGATCGTCGTTCTTCGGTGCTTCGCCGACAAGGTCGTTCAGGTCGCCGAGTATCGGTCTTCCGACGTCGAGGCCCGTCATGCCGCGTGGGTCGCGTTTCATATCTGCGCGGCTTATCGCGACTGCATGATCAATGTCGAATTGTCCGGCCCTGGCCGGTTGGTGATGGCCGAGTTCGATCACCTTCGACAGTTGTTGGGTTCCGAGATGAACTTGCAGCGCACCGAGCAGCGCGGTTGGGAGGACGCCGCGACGCAAGCTCGATGGTTTCTGCATCACCGCGAGGACAGCTTCGGCTCCGGGTTCGCGGCCAATTACGAGGCGACGTGGCGCTACAAGCAGGAGATGCTTTATAAGTTGAAAGGTTCTTATGTCCAGCGTGAGATCGACGTTCGCTCGATGGCTCTGCTGATGGAGATGAAGAACGTCGTTGTCGATAACGACGACATCGGCGCCAGGGAATCCACCGACGAAACCAAGAAGGACGACCGGGTGTTCGCGTTGGGTCTGGCTAATCTGGCGTGGGTGTCGTGGGTGCGGAAAGAGATGATCGCGCAGGGCCTGACTTACGAGGTGGTGATGTCGAGGCAGAACGGCGACATGTCGCCGGCGACGAACCAATTGAATAATTTGGTTTATCGGTTTCTTGCGAAGGCCGACGAACCGATTGAAGTCGAACCGACTTGGCGCGAACGCGTGGGGCTTCGAGATGCGTGACGAGATGACCCTGACCCTCCCCGTCGCCAATCGCGAGCGAATCATGTTTCGGCTTCACGAGGCCGAAGCCGCCGCGGGCAAGCGGCCGTCGAAGATCATGCTCAATCCGAGAGACTATGCGAAACTGGTGAAGGACATGCGCCGCTACGGTTTCGTTTCCACGGCGTTTCGGCATAAGCCGCTTCACGTTTTGAATGTGCCGATCGACTGCGCCGAGGACGAAGAGACGGCGCCCGACGACGGGACGATAAAGTTCGAATGGAG